GTGCCGTTTGGTCAGGGCTTTGTATCTATGTCATCACCCACAAAACAGCTTGAAGTTTTGACGCGAACGGGCAAAATTTGGCATGATGGCGACCCCGTTTTACGCTGGGCGCTTGGAAATGTGGAACTAAAGATGGATCCAGCAGGCAATATCAAAGCCGACAAGCAAAAGAGCGGCGGAAAAATTGACCCGATCGTAGCTATGGTAATGGCTATTGGCGAGCACATGAAAACGCCACAGGTTGAGGAGGCTTATTTCGACATAATTTCGCTTTCGTAAATTGCGACCAATTTGGCAACACTTCGCGACAGATTAGGCGCATTATTGCGCTACCGAGTCGGTAAATCCGACAGCCAAGCAATTCCAAACGAGCTTGGTATTTTTGGGCACACGGTAAGCGGCGCGAATATCAACGAAACCACGGCGCTTACTATCTCCACCGTCTACGCTTGCACGTATAAAATCGCGTCCACGGTTGCCAGTTTGGGCCTTGAAGTGTACGAAAAAAGCGGGCGAGAGATACAGCCCGCCAACATTCACCCAGCATACGACGTTATCAAATACCGACCCAACGAATACCAAACGGCTTATGAATTTTGGGAGACCATTGTTAGCATGGCGGTGCTGCACGGCTGCGGATATGCCTTAATTGAGCGCGATAATCGCGGATATGTCACCAACCTGATCGGCCTCGATTACTATGACGTGGACCGCAAATTTGTAAACGGCCAGCCCGTTTTCAGCGTCAAGAATGTTGGCATGGTTCAGGCTGAAAATATGCTTGAAATCTGCAATTTGCAGCGAAAATCGCCGATTCGCTTGCATCGTGAAAACCTTGGTTTAGCGAAAGCGGCCGAGGAATTTGGTGCGGAATATTTCGGCAGCGGCGGCCAAATGACGGGCATTTTGAGCAGTGACCAGCCCCTAAAAAAGGAGCAAATGGACCTTATTCAGGGCAGTTGGAACAGCGCAGCGCGTCAAGCGGGCACCAAATTGCTGCCGTTTGGGTTCAAATATTCGCGCATTTCCATCAGCCCCGACGAAGCGCAATTCATCGAAACGCGCAAGTTTCAAGCGGAAGAAATTTGCCGCATTTTCAGCGTTCCGCCTACGCTTGTGCAGCTAGAATCGCAGACCACATACAACAACGTCGAGCAGCAAAACCTACAATTTGCACGCCACACAATTTCACCGTGGGCAAAGCGTATCGAGCAGGAAATTGACCGCAAACTTATCCAATCGCGCGAGCGGCCGCAGATTTACAGCAAGTTTTTGCTCAACGATTTGTACCGTGGCGACATGCAAAGCCGTGCGAGTTTCTACACGCAGATGCTGCAAAACGGCGTTTTAAATATTAACGAAGTCCGAGAACGGGAGGACCTCAACCCTACGAGCGGGGGTGACACCCATGTGGTGCAAGTCAACCAAATCGCGCTTGACAAGTTGGGCGCTTATTCGGACAAACTAACAGAAAGTAATGGAACAGAATGACGACAAGCGCATTGAAGAACTGCGCAGCCAATACGGCGAAAATGTAGAACTGCGCACGGCAGAAGTCCGCGCAGCAGGTGACGATTCGCTGGTAGTCGAAGGTTACGCCAGCAATTTTGATGTAGAATACGACCTCGGCTATTTTAAAGAATCCGTATCGCGCGGCGCCTTCGATGAGGTGTTAAACGACGACGTGCGGTTTTTGCTCAATCATACGGGCGCGCCATTGGCACGAACTACGAACGGAACACTGGAATTGAGCATTGACGAAACAGGCTTAAAGTACCGCGCAGCTTTGGCCGACACGCAAGACGGTCGCGACCTTTACAAGCTGATTAAGCGCGGCGACATTACTCAATCTAGTTTTGCGTTTACCATCGACAAAGACGAATGGAGCGAGGACCGTAGCACGCGGACCATCACCAAGGTCGGCAGGTTATTAGACACTTCGGCGGTGACTTTTCCAGCAGCTCCAACAACGACAGTAGCAGCGCGAAACATGGCAGCGGCGGCGCAGGAAGCGGCGGAATTGAATGACGAACAGGAAACGCAGGAACCCGAACAGGAAGAACGCGCAGAACCTGAAACTATAAAAACCGAACCGCGTAACTTTACGCACAACTCAGAAAAGAATTTTTCAAATATGACACTTAACGACCTAAAAGGCCAACGATCCGCGTATTACGAGGAGTTCGTAGGCATCGGACAAAAAGCGGACTCAGAAGGCCGCTCATTGACAGAAGCAGAGCAGGAGCGATGCGACAAGCTCGACGGCATGATCGTCGACTTGGATGTAAAGATTAAGCACAAGACGCGCGAGCAGGAAATGGTTGCACGCATGGCGCAGAGCGGAAACGTTTCGAACGCCGAGCAGCGTGAAGTTGAGCGCGTTCACGGCGCGTTTTCAATCAGCCGAGCCGTAGCACAAATCGCCAACGGCCGAGCTTTGGAAGGCGCGGAAGCTGAATGGTCAGCAGAAGCACAAAAGGAAATGCGCAGCCGAGGATTGCAGACAGCAGGACAGGTAGCTATTCCTACCATTGCATTGCGTGCTGGAGCGGCTGACGACTTCCAAGCGGAGAGCGGCGACGGTTCAGGATTTGTACCTACTTCCGTGCCAGCAGCTATTGAAGCTTTGCGCGCGCCGTCCGTTATTGAGCAACTCGGCACTACGGTCATTCGTAACGCAACAGGCAACTTGCAATTTCCTCGCGTAAGTGTGAAGGCGGCAGGGACATCAGCTACCGAGGTTGAATCGGATACAGCTTCTGGCATGGAGATGGACGAGTTGATACTCTCTCCACAGCGCGTTGCAGCTAACACGAAGTACAGCAAGCAATTGATTTTACAAGGCGGCCCCGAAGTGGATGCATTGATTGCAAACGAACTGAGCGCAGCAATGAACGCTTATATCGATGACGCAGCTTTTGACGCTATTTTGGCTTCATCTGCAATTAACGTATCAACTTCAGGTGATACTGATTTGGATTCAGCTTTGGCGTTTAAGATGGAAGCCGAAGTACTGGAAGACGGCGGCAACCTTGCTGGCGCGGCTTACGTTATGAGTCCGCTTGCTTATCAACTGTCAAAAGCGGAAGCTGCCGTATCAGGCGTTTCGGCTTTGTGGGAAGGAGGCAACTTCAACGGTTACAACGCTGTCGCAACACCTTACTTGGTAAACGGTTTGTTGAATGACGCTTCAACCGCAGCAGGTCAAATGGTATTTGGTAACTTCGCACAGTTCGCTATTCTTGCGTTTTTCTCGGGCGTGGATTTGTTAATTGACCCATATAGTAATGCGGGCACGGCGCAAATCGCTTTACACGTCAATCGATTCTATGACTTCGACATCCGTCAAGCTGGAGCGTTGGCAAAAGCTACGCAGCTCCAATAATTCATAGCGTGATAATTTGGGAAAGGGGCGGCTTCGGTCGCCTCTTTTTTTTGTCCGTATTTTAGCGACATGATGACCGTTGAAATAACAGGCACGCCGACGCTCGACAGCGTTATAACGGTAGCCGATTTAAAGACGCATTTGCGCGTAGACCACAGAGACGAGGATACGCTAATAGAGGCGTACCGCGACGCGGCTATAAAGTGGATTGAAGATTATTGTAATACGCGGCTGGGCGACGTGACGGCTGTGGGCTACCTCGATTATTTCAAGCCCTCGCGTTTTCCGATTGGCCCAATTACGGCCATCAGTTCGGTGACGTATTTGGACACCAGCAACAGCACGCAGACGCTGGACACGTCCAAATATTGGTACGACATTAAAACGAACGCCGCTCGGATCACGTTTGACCAAGTGCCCGACACATACGACGACGCATACCACCGCGTGCAAATTAACATGACGCTTGGTTACGCCGAGGCCGACATACCAAAGCCGATACTGACTGCTGTGCGCTGGATGGTGGCACACATGTACGAACAGCGGCAGCCCGTTGTAGCAGGTACGACCGTGGCCGAGTTACCAATTGGTTTATACGCTATCTTAAATCCATATCGCATTATTACGACGTCATGAGGATAGGCCAAAGCGACCGACGCATAACGGTGGAGCGATACACCACGACCACGAACGACTACGGCGAACGCGTGCAAACGTGGTCAACGCTGCTTACCGTTTGGGCGGAACTTATGAAGACGGGCGAAGGCATGACGGAACGAATTACGACTGACCAAGATATGCCCGTGCAGCGGCTGCGGTTTAAGATTCGCAGCAGTAGCGACAGCCGAGGCATCAAAGCCGACGACCGCGTACTATACGCCTCAAAGTATTACAACATTCAAGGCATTGAGGAAGTTGGTAGAAACGACCAGCTTGTTTTGCTTTGTCAAATCTCAGGGACTTGATACACATTCACGCACATACGACACCGCTTGAAAAGCAGCTTGCTGAGTTGCGTAAACAGGTGAAAAATCCGAAAGTACAGAGACG